AGATCTCGTAAATGGCATTTAGGGTTGTTTTGGAAATCTCACGTTGTCTTGATTTTTCGCTTGGGTCTTCACTACGAAGGGAAACCTCATAAGCGGCAATAGCTTTCTCAAATTCAGTAACGGAAAACTGATCATCACCAACAATCATTTTAACTTGATTGTATCCATTAAGAATCGGAGCATCATAATCCCTTTTGAAGTTTGGATCAGCAGGAAGATTCAGCAAAGCATTGGCTTGACGAAGATTTTCAAGATCCGACATAAGGGCAGTTTCCCTTTCTTGCCTTTCTTTTACTGCCTCTTCAAGTTCCTTGCGTAACTTCTCCATTTCCTTCTTTGTTCCTCCATCGTCAATTTTGGAACGAAGATCCTCAATTTCCTTTTCGTAATCTGGAATCTTTTCTACACGGGCCTTTAGTTCAGCCGCTTCTTTTGAGAGTTGCTCATTGGTTTGCTTGAGGGATTTGATATAACCACCCTTTTTCTCGTCTTCTACAGAAGAGGCTTTGATTTCTGGTTCTGGTCTATTCTCTTCAGCCTCACGCTTCGTTTGCTTTTCTTCATCAATCTTTTCCTGATATTGTGAAGAGTCTTGATTTAGTTTTTCAGCAAACTTCTTAAAAAGATCTGAAGGACTTCCTTTCGGTGCATCCTTAATGTCACCTTTAAAAAAACTATCTGCCTGTTTAATTGCGGCATCTCTTGCGGCTTTGTCAGCTACGGAAGCTGAAGTAAGATCGTTAGTTTGCGTGGTTTCTGCAACGGCGGTTTCAGACATATTTGTGTGGTTGTTTGTGGTTACTTGCGAAGAGCAATCTCTTCATTGGTCAGAGAATCATCAAGATCAGGATCAAGGTCAAGATCATGTGTGCTTATTTTCTCAATAAGTTTTCTAGGTTTTTCAACCGAATGGAATGAATTATCTTCAGCTTCCAATGCGTAATCCTGCAACATTTTGAATACTGCTACAACAGTAGCATGATCGTTCTTTACCAAATCCTCGTAAATTGCAGTCTTGAGTTCGCTATATCTACGATCATTTATGATAGCGGCGGCTAGGTTTAGCGTGTTTTTATCTGCCATTTTATTCTGTGGGTTGCGGGTTGCTTGGTTCTGACATATTCATTTGCATTTCTTGAGAGTTTTTATTCTGCAAAATCTCTGCATCCTGTGCGGCTTTAGCCCTGCGAATCTGGATCTCATTGGCGGCTTTTGCCCTCTTTGTAGCAAGATCAGTAGAAGCCCTTTCCATTGATGTTGCCTCACGCAGTTGAGCCTTATTAGCCAATGCCGCCAGTTTGATGTCTTCTTTCTTCCTCAAGCTGTCTGCTTGGATTGCTTCTTTAGCAACCATTGCTTGTAGCTTGATTGTGTTTGGATCTTGCATTCCCTGATTGCCCTCTTGCTGTTTGGCTTGAGCCATTTGTGCAACTTGGCTACCAAGTTCATCCACGCCACGTTGAAGCATCTGCATCTGTTGCGCATACTGCTTTGCCATTTCTTTCTTGGTTGGATCTCTTTCAATAAACCCAAGGTGAGCAACAAGATGCGGCCCTTTGAATCGCATGAGGGTAGCATAAATATCACGCAATAGGTTAAACGCCTCATCATCAACAGACGATTGCGCTTGCTGGCTATTCATGGCGTTTTGTGCAACTGGCGAGGCTTGCATTGCCTGTTGCGCTTCCTGCAACGAAACCATTGCATCTTGGATGTGACCATTGAAATGCTCTATATGGTTTTGATCAGGATACACACGGAAGTTTGCAGGGTTGCCCTTTGGATCAGTCATTCCAATGTTCTCCATTGAAATAATACCCTGTTCATCAGGGATCTTGACTTGGCTTTGTTGAACGTAACGATTGACGTTTTGACGACCATTAAGTGCGGCAATGGCATCAGCAATTGCGTTTGCTTGACCTTCATTGGCTGGAGTCATGCCAGTAAGTGAAACGGTTTGTTGAGCCGCCATCAGCTTATAAGAGGGGCTTCCAGAACCAGCAAGCATATTGCTTTCTAGGTTTTCAATGTTCTCCCACTTCCATGCTTCTTTGGGAACTCCATTTTGTTCCATGAACTCTACAAATTGTTCTTTCATCTTATAACCATTACCACCCTTTGTGGTATTGCTCATCCTCTTATAGAGCATTCGCAACCAACGTGTCTGGTTATCATTAAACCTACGGATTTGGGTTCCTTGGAGCTTTGCGGATTCGGCGGCATCAAGTTCTGCTTCACCCTTTGTCCTTTGTTTGCCGCCCTTGTTTGCCATGCCGATATTGTAAGCACCAATGCCACGATAAAGGTCGGCTTGATAAAACTGAATACCAGCAAGAACTTCTTGGAATGGAATACTAACCGCTACTTGAATTGGTTCAACGTCTTGCGGCAAAATCATCCAAGGTTGCCATTCCATCTGTTTAAGTTTCTTGGTTGCTTCAGCAGTACCACCTTTAAACATAAGGCGAGTATTCCAATCAACCGCATCCATAAAGCGGTTCATGTGGATGTCATAAGCCCTGCATTGAATAAAGATAGATTCAGCAAGCCCTTGGATCTCATGCCAGATGCCGCTACCAGCAGAATCGGTCATAGGAGCAATGATGTCATTCCATCCATCGCCATCCTTTTCTACCCAATCTTTGCGATAGTATAGGAATCCTGTTTGATCCCTGTATTCTTCTTCAGTCAAATCCTTACGACCATTTTCTTTGTACCCAAGAATCAATCCTCCGTAGTTCTGGAGAAGGAGCATTTTGGAAATAGATCCATTGAACTCCATGATATACAGTTCATAAAGTTCAATACGGAGAGTATAAAGACGGGATAGGTTTAGGTTGCCGCTAGATACGTCACGCAACCACTCCGTATTGGTGTAGGTGTTGCGATAGTTTGTGGTGAACATCCGAAGGGCATCAACACAAGCCCAAAAGTTCCAACCCATATCCGTAGCATATTTTTGTGCCTTTTCAGAATCTTCCTCCCCACCAGTAATCTTGAGCCAGAACTCAAGGGGGGTGTAGCTACGTTTAATGCAAATCTCACCCAAGTTCGTGAGATCAGCATACGTTTTATCTGGAATTAGCACATTGGAGTTATGAAAACTTTTTGTGGGCCAACCGTCCCTATCTTCTGCAATTTCAAAGCCCTTTCCAAATAGGGTCATTTCTTCCACATCCAATTCCACATTGTAGTTATAGCTATTCCATGAACGAAGCATTTTATCAAAGCCAACGCTGATAATGTCACTCCATTGCTTCTTTTCCGTAGGGTTGCCAATTTTGGTAGTAATATTGGCGGCAGTATTACGTTCCATAACCATGTCAACAAAAGATGACTTCTGGTTATCAACAATAAACTTCATTTGTCGGAATGGCACATTGCTCATTCCAGAAAGCTGACGAGAGGCTACTTGACTATAATCGGTAGGTGGGAACCCTTTGTAGCACTTGTAAATACGACCCCACTTGCGTTCACGACCAGCGTTATCTAGTCGCAAGTTCCAGCAAATTGTAAATGCATCATTGGCGGTTTGAACACGGCTTGTTGGTGCAACGCCATTAGAATTGATTGTGTTAAATCCCCAAGAGGAAACACCTTCACGATTTACAATTTTTTTGGTTTTAGCCATTTTATCCGAGTGCTTGGTTCATTGCTTGTCTGCGCTTTTGACAGGCTGTGCATCCTTTTGCCGCTTTCTCAAGGTTTGATTTAACCCCAAGGCTTGCCGCTACACGATCTCCCAAATTTGCAAAGGTATGAATTACATTTGCAACTTTGTCTCCAGCTTCCTGCCAACAATATTGGCTTCCAATCCTATTACAGATTTGTTGTTCAATCAAGTAATCTAAATTATCAGGAACGGAAACATTGTTTACCATCATGTCGCTAAAAACCTTTCGTGAAAATGATTTACCAAAAGGAAGATCCATTCCATTGACACGATAAGTATTACCTTGATCGTCGTTATATTGATACCAGAGTCCTCCGGGGATTGATCCGTTTTTATCTTTGAGTCTCATGCAGTTCAAATGCTTGTATTAATTTATAAAATAAGTCAATAGTAATTGTGCATGAATTATAAAAACCTTTGTTTGGATGTTCCACAAGATACGGATTACGGAATCCCCTTCTTCAAAAACCAGCACCAATTTGTCAGGGAGTTAATTGCATATAGATTAACCCGTGGAGAGTTTGGAAGGCGTGAGCGAATCAAGATGGGGATCAAGTTGGATGAATGCGGATTGCTTAACCCTGCACAACACATGGTTAATTGCTTCCAGTTGATTTACGGCAATGATGTTTTGCTCCATTCCCAAGGGATCGCAAACAATTACGCTTTGGACATTATAGATTTGTTCTGCAATGAGAACGATTGGGGCATTGCTGGTTGTGCATCTAGCGGTAAAACCTTTTCTGTTGCGGCTTGTATCATCATTGATTGGCTTTGCGCCCCTGATTTCACTTCAACATATGTAGCATCTACCTCTTTGGATGCGTCCGAAGACCGATTGTGGGGTAAGGTTTGCACCCTTTACCGCATTGCCATGCGTAATCTACGTGCTAAATACGGAAAAGATGCATCTATTGGCAATCTTGTAGAGTATCGCAGGATGATTGTTTTTGAGTCTATTGACACAAAAGATTCAGAAAGAGACTACACAAATGCAATTAAAGCAGTTGCTTTTCCAAAAGGAGGGGAAGGTCAAAAAGCAGTTGATAATATGCGTGGTAGAAAAAATGAACGAGTAAGGGTTTTTTTGGATGAATTGGCTGAAATGGATTTGTATTGCCTTAATGTCAGATCAAATTTTACCGCAGGAAATGATGATGTTTTGTTTGGAGGAATGGCAAACCCATCCAATACCGCCAACAATCCCCATACGGAGTTGTGCGAACCAGATGATCCTATGGGTTGGAATTCCGTAAATAGATACACCAAAAGGTGGAATACCAGAACAGGCGTTGCGCTTCATCTTTCTGGTGAAGATAGCCCAAATCTTCAAGCTCCAAACGCAGAAATACCTCCTTTTAAGAACTTTTTGACTTACAAAAAAATGGAGGCCACATTAAAAATATGCTATGGCAATAAGAATGCCCTAGAATACTGGCGAAATGTTTACGGATGGTGGCCTGATTCTTCTGTAGAACTCACAATCTTCTCAAAACAGTTCATCCAAGGGTGTGATATTGGCTGGGAACCAGTTTGGAGTGGCAAAACAAAGGTTGTTTGTGGTTTTGACCCTGCATTTACCGCAGGAGGTGATAGATGTGCGGCTACATTTTGCCGTTTTGGGCCAAACGATACTGGCAGAAGCCTTGGCTATTACCTTGGAACTAGAGAATACAATAGTTCTGTGGGGGAAGTTTTTGAAGAAAGCATTGCGATGCAAGTAGTTAAAGATTGCTTGGAATATGGAGTCCATCCAAGAGACTTTGGTTTGGATATATCTGGTGATGGCGGCAAAATGATGAGGGCAATCATCATTGAATGGAGCAAATTCAATCCAGAAGCCATGTTTGTCTTCCCCATTTCTTCTATGGGTATGCCGACAGAACGAAAGATCAGCAACCTTGACCAACGCACTTGCAAAGAGGCATATGATCGTTTGGTTACGGAATATTGGTTTGCTGTCCATACCGCAATGTCAACTCGTTCTTTGGTTGGTATAGACGTTGAAAGGCATTCTCAAGTAGTGAACGAACTTTGCTCTAGGCTTTACTCCCACAAAGGCAGAAAGGTTTCTGTTGAGAAAAAGCTCGACATGAAACAGCGGTTGAAGAAATCACCCGATTTGGCTGATTCTTTTACCTATGCCGTGCAAATGCTCCGAAGGGCAGGACTTGAATTTAATTTTGAAGAAGAAGCTGAATCCTTGGACATTCTGGAGATTCGGGATTTCGAGAATCGCTTGATCCATTCAAAGGGAGATACGGAAGAAGCGGCAATGGAAGAAGATTGGGGATATGGGGGTTCCACTCCCGATCCGGATGGTTTTTAAAAAAAGTAGTTGACGGAATTATCATTTTTGATAAGTTGGGAAAACTGAATGGTGAAGCATTCAAAAAAGACTTTCCTCAAACAAACGAAAGCCCCGCTGTAGTGCTTCACCACTCGGCGGGGCTTACCCGTTATAGCAAGTGAGGATGGGTGTGAATGCGTACCACATGATCCAAGAACTCGGCTTTGGAGAACCAAAACTCCATACCCGTAAGAAACGAGGAGAAACACCCTGCTTGCAGATTATCGGTGAGCAGTAGTTTCTTTTCTTTTCTGACAGGCTTTCTCACTTGAGGGTGGGGGGATAAGGGGGGAATTTGCTTTACTCTTTTCTGTTTCTTTATCTTTATAAGTCTGTGATCAAAATGATAAAACAACTTGTAGGATGGGTTGCTTTTGCAAACGGATACTGCCCATATTGCTTATCTCAATTAAACACTTGCCATGAAAATTCTTGCCATGTATGCAACGTGGCAAGCTGTATTCGTCCCAAACAAATTTGGAAACGATTTGTAGACAGCATATGAAAACAACCACCACATCCGCAAAACCAAATGCAATTCTCCGATCTGCTAGAGTTGGTTATGGGTCAATTCAAAAACCCAAAGGTAAAAAACCTAAAAAAAAATGACATGACTCCAGAACAAGATGCTCTTGATATTTGGTCAGAAGCAACAGTAGCTGGATTGGATAAGTATTTTAAGGGAAGCGCAGAACACAAAACGCAGTTCTGGACAGCAGGAGCAGGATGGTATGCAAGGAACCTAAAGGATGAACAATTGGATCTTATCAGTTACCTTCACCATCTTACGGAAAGAATTAAATTAATGCAGATGCTTGCACAAATGATGGAGGATGAGGAAATATCCTTGCGTGATGCATCTAGGTTGCTGAAGAATCTAGTTTCTGATCAACCTCCGCAGGATATAAAAAAACAATCTAATGATTAAATCCAAACCCCCCGTTGGTGCGGTTGTTGTTTCCGATCTCCATTGCGGTTCAACAGTTGGTCTTTGGCCTGATAACCATATCACAAGCACGGGAAACAAAATTGGACTTGGTAACAATCTTCACCAACAATGGTTGTGGCAATGCTGGCAGGACAAAAACAAAAAGATCAAAGGTCACTTTAAGAACGATCCATTTGCCCTTTTCATCAATGGAGATTGCATTGAGGGAAGGCATCACGGAACAAGTGAGGTTGTGGCGGCACTTAATTTTGACCATGCGCTTGCGGCTGTTGAATGCCTCAAGCCATTGGCTAAAATGGCATCAGTTGTTTACATGACAGCAGGAACAGAATGCCACGTTGGAGATTGGGAAAAGATGATTGCCAAAGAGATTGGGGCAATCTGGCTAGGAGACAAAGGACTGATTGAAATAAACGGAACCTTGATTGATATTGCCCACCATATGCCGACCAGTTCTAGGGCATACCTTGAAGCAGGGGCAATGTCTATAACGATGGGCAATGCTCGACAGAATTACTCCCGTGTTGGTCATAGGGTTCCAAAAGTATATTTAAGAGGCCATAGACACACGGGCGGTATTTTCAATGATGGATCAGGTATTTTCATGGCAACTCCTGCTTGGCAATTGCTCACAAAATATGGTCACAAAGTAGTAGGAGATTCTATTTGTCGCCCCGGTATTGGCATCCTAGATTGGCGTGGATGTCAAAGCGGTGAACTTCCAGCAACCAAACTAATAACCTATGAGCCGTCAGAAACTAAACCCATCCGAAGCTGACCTTCTATCTTCAGCCAATGAAGCCCTTAAATGGAAAAAGTTCTTTCAAATAGAAGATGCCATTCCCGAAGGCTGGAGAAGTCGTGAGCAAATACAACAATTTACAGGACTTGGCCCTTCTCAACAACGATTGCGATTAAGGCAAAAGGTATTGGCTGGAGAGTGCCAAGTAAAAGAATTTAAAGTTCTTAAAGATGGAAAAATGTTGTCCATCCCTTATTACTTCATCAATGAATCCTAACGAGTTCTATTTAGATATAGACTTTTGGAATGATCATTGCCTGATTGTTTGGCCCGTTAATAAAGAAAAGGCTGAAAAATGGTATAGGGAAAAGTTCCCTAATCGTGAACCAGAAACCTTTAATGAATTGGAAGATGCTGATGCAATCTCGTATTGCGGTGAGTCTAGGATTATCTTTCTAAAAGAATGGGAAATGAGCGTGGATAAAATATCCAACCTTGCCCATGAGTGCGTCCACATTGCCAATCACATCCTAGTGGACAAAGGCGTAAGAGAAAAGAAGGGGGCTGACGAAGCACTTGCGTATTTCGTCGGCTACTTAATGCGCCACCTTTTAGCGGCGGTTAAGCAAATTGAAGAAGACTTGACTGGTGATGTGCGATCAGTTGGAGTATAGCCTTGCCGTCTTCAGTAGCGATATGACCCGTACCTTGACACTTCCAACAAGGAACCCCTTGACCCTCATCATAAAAATCACGACCAGTACCTCCGCACTCGTCGCAAGATTTCTCAAGTGGATTTAGTTTGTTTAGTATGTCTTTCATACAACCCACCTTCTATGGAAATTTTTATTTTTGTCAATAGTTTTTTTAGTTTGTAAATGAAAACACAAGAAGATTTACTTTTTGAAGCAAAGCGGTTGGCTAGTCTTGGTCAAGAATACGGAAGCATTGTTGGTCAGCTTGAACCAGAGAATAGATTTAGAATGAAAGCATACGTTTTAAATATGGATGAAAATATTGCTGTAAAAACAATTTATGGGGCGGTAACATGGAAGGAACGAGTAAATGTTCCCAAAGGCCGGGGAAGACCACGCAAATAATTTAATACCCTTTGGTGTAACGGTAGCACAGGGGACTTTGACTCCCCTAGTCATGGTTCAAATCCATGAGGGGTAGCCAATCCAGCATAGCTCAATGGTAGAGCATTCGACTGTTAATCGAATGGTTGTAGGTTCGAATCCTACTGCTGGAGCTTTTTTCTTGCCAGTTATCAAGGAATACTGGATAACTCAATTGCAGTCCAATGTTCCAAGGTAGGCGAGCGAGACTCCAAATCTTGCTGGCTCCGTTCGATTCGGAGGGGCTGTGCCAATTTTTTCTTGCCAGTTATTGGAAAATGATAGATAACGATTGCAACCCCTTACGGATCGGGGAATAGCCGTATAGCCAAAGGATAGGCGATAGGTCACGCAATAGTGGGCCGTCCTCACAAAGATTCCATCTGACTGACAAAAGCCCAATGGGCTTTGCCGAGTAAGGTTCACCTGAAAGGGTAGGTTGGATGGTTGCAGGGTTAGTCCCGCCTGTTATCCACGGGACTTCCAATTTCCAATCTAGGAGACATGGGGGGCTTCCCGTCAGATCAGCTATCTCACCCCATGTGTTCTTTTATTTCGGTGAAAACTTCGGGGGAATCTTCGGTGAACCCCTGCCTCACGGACACGCCGCAAGGACTCCAAGGGGCATTATAGTCGGGGGAGGCAATGAGGGGGATTCTATCAACTATAGCGTCATGCGTAGCCGATCTGGCTGTTGATAAAATCTAGCGACCTGATCCTCCCCCGACCTTTTTCGTAGCGTCACGAAATTGGTTGTAAGAACGGCTAGAGAACGGCTAGAGTAACTATTCTAGATAAGTATAAGTCGTTTATTGCCAAGAAGTAGCACACAATCAATATTATTCATGAAGGGAACTTATAGCGACCTTTGGTGGTTTATAAGTTTTTTATAATATTTGTAAGATTGCTATAATTCAAATGGTCTAGAGCGCATCGAATAAAAACCCGATTGTTCACCGCATTATACCCGATATGGAACAAATTGCTCATAAATGTGCCATATGTCAGAAAATGTGGCGTTTCGGGTATAATCAAATCCATATGTCTAAATTGTAGGGTATGATCGACATATTTGGCGACATATGTACGAAATATGCCGTTTTATCGACTTAACAGGCGAACTGTTGCACTTTTTGCAACGGCTTTCCAGTTAAGCCAGTAAATCTGAAACAGAATGTGTGTTAATAAAACGCATCACTCTTTTTAACATCAATCGCCCTTCTTAATGCCAAAGGTAGCGTTCTGCCACATTCTAATCTGGCTAGAATCAAAGTGCTTTATAGACCCATCCTTGCTCAAGCAAACCGTCCATAAATCATTCTCAAACATCCCACCCATCTGAACGTAGATGGCATACCCGTCGCCCATTGGAGTTACCACAGGCATTGGGTTCTTAAATTCGTGAACCATTAAAAAGCAAAGAATGGGCTAACAAGTAGTGTTCCACCAACAATGCTAGTATTGGCATCTGCAACAACATTTGCATTTGCACTAGATACAACAACTTGTCTTGGGTCAGCAGAAACAATGCAGTTTGCTCCGCTAGTAGTAAGCTGAACATCTCCCATCAAACGCACAAGCTTGTTGGTTGCTGTTGTGGAGTTAAACGTGATGCATGGATTGGCACTATTTGCAATTAGCCTACCCCCTCTAAAAACATGGCCGTTGTTTGTTGTATCTCCATTTGCAAACTTGAAGACAACAAGTTTTGTAGCAGGGGTTCCACCAACTAGATTTTCAAACCGCAATGATGTTGTCCCACCAACAATACTCACGCCTTCTGTACCAAAAACTTGGGCACTCCAGCACAATGC